TATACTGAATAATGGCGTTAGACGGATTATATAAAATCATTATTAAGAATAAACATACTATTCGACAAAAAGCTGAAGATAGAATCAATAGCTTAGTAGAAGAGTATATTCCAGGTAATGTAGAAGATGCACCTTGCCCAGCACCAGCAGACCTACAACGCATCTTAGCTATACGAGAACAGATTAGAAGACCTTTATTAAGTTTAGATAAAAGAGTACAGCCTCTAGATAATTTTTTAGAAAAAGTACCTCCTATACTGGACACCATACAGGGCATCATTTTAGTATTAAAATTGCTTCCTATACCGAACACCTTCACAACTGCTGGTGTGGTAGTTACTTTTGGAGATACCTTAGCATTTCTAAAAGATAAGGTAAAAGATTTTAAACAAGAAGTAAGAAACGGGACCCAAGTAGTAGATGGAGTTCAAGAGACTATTGCTGATATTTTAGAAAAGTTATCTAAGATCGATGCATTAATCGAAAAGTGTGCAGAAGGAGCTATTGAAGAGGATCCTGCTTTTGCCACATTAGTCACCACTCAACTAAAGCAAGATACTTCTAATCCTTTAGAAGCAGACTATAAAGAGTATAAAATTAAAATCGAAGAAGAGCAAGTAGGTAAACTTACTCGTAGATTCGCAGTAGCAATTAACTCCAAAGGAGAGCGAGTTATTACAACTACTAAATCCTTTTCAGCAACAACAAAAGTATTAATAGACGAAGCTAAGTTTGAAGTAGACAAACTTCTACAGTAAAACTATTTATAAGTATGAAAGCATCTCAATTTAAAGAATTAATCAAAGAAGCAGTAAGAGAGGTATTAAAGGAAGAGCTCACGCAAATTGTGACTCAACCAGAAACTCCAATGCAAGAACAGGTAACTAAGCCTAGCTTTAAGTCTACCGGAAACCCTATACTCGACGCTCTTAACGAGACAAAAAGTAATATGACTCCTGAAGACTACAAGAACCTAGGCGGAGGTACAATGGCATCATCTATGGCTCAATCATTTAATAGAGGCTCACTTATGCCGCAAGGCAGAGCTATCAAACCTGTTTCTGATGATCCCCAAGCAGTTGCTCAAGCAGTTGCTGCAGCACCTAAACAGGGATTAGATTTATCTCAATTAAGCTTTGTGAATAAAGCAGCAGCTATTGTAAATACTTCTATTAAGAAAGATAAAGAAAGGTTCGGCGTATAATGGCATTTAATAGACGTAAAATTGACCCGTTAGATTTACAGCCTAGGAAAGCTGTAGGAGTAGCTTTACCTTTCTCAGGTAGAGCTGTTTTCAATTCTACGTATCAGACTAAAGATGCTATTAGAAACAACCTAATCAACTTCTTTTTAACAGGAAAGAATGAGAGAGTATTTAATCTAAACTTTGGAGCAGGATTAAGAAACTTNCTCTTNGAAAACATNACACAAGACAAGATTGACGAGATTAGAGAATTAATCTTAGAGAACTTAGAGTTATACTTCCCTAGAGTTATTGTACNAAACNTAACCCTAGACTCANCACCAGATCAAAATATAGTACAGTTCCAATTAAGGTACGCTGTATCAGAAACNAATATAGAAGACGAAGTAGCAATTAACTTTGAAGTATAATGGCAGAAGAAAGAGACATTAAGTACGTTAATAAGACTTTTAGCGATTTCCGTCAACAGTTGATTGACTACGCTAAGAATTATTTCCCAGACACCTACAATGACTTCTCACCAACATCACCAGGAATGATGTTTATGGAGATGGCATCATACGTTGGGGACGTATTATCATTTTATCAAGACATACAGTTACAGGAGACACTACTCCAGTACGCTCAAGAGCCAGGTAACTTATATAGCCTAGCTTATATGATGGGGTACCGTCCTAAGATAAGCACAGCTGCAACTGTCGATATAGATGTATTTCAGCAAGTAGCAGCAGTAGCCAATGAACCGAATTGGAATCAAGCTTTAGTTATTCCTGAGAACGTTCAGTTAGAATCTACAACAGGTGCTCCTACTAGATTCTTTATCGACGAAAAAATTAACTTTGGATTCTCAAGCTCATACAGTCCTACTGACGTATCTGTTTACGCCTCTACAGGTAACACGATTAATACTTTTCTATTAAAGAAGACAGTAAAAGCATTTTCTGGTGAAGTTAAAACTAAGACAGTAAGCATAACATCCCCAGAGAAATTTAAAACTATTACAATTGAAGATAGTAATGTAATCGGGATATTAGATGTTACTGATAGTAGTACAAACGAGTGGTACGAAGTACCTTATCTAGCTCAAGACACTATCTTCCAAGAGAATGTTAACGGAAGCTCTGATAAGAACTTAGCTCCATACTTGCTTACTCTGAGAAAAGTACCGCGTAGATTTGTAACAAGGTTTACTTCGACAGGTAACTTACAAGTACAGTTCGGAGCCGGTACTACAGGTCAATCAGATGCAGTAATCACACCAGACCCGACAAACGTTGGATTAGGAACAGGAAACGGTATAAGTAAGATCGACGTAGCTTACGATCCATCTAACTTTATGTTTACAGGTACTTACGGACTAGCTCCTGCTAATACTACATTAACTATTAGGTATCTAGTAGGAGGCGGAGTTGAAGCTAACGTACCAGCTAATACAATCACAACAGTAATCAACCAAGGAACTGCTACCGGGACCGATACATCTCAAGCATCTACTATCGCTTATAATAATCCTAGAGCAGCATCAGGAGGTAAAGATGGAGACACTGCAGAGGAAATTAGACAAAATGCATTGAAAGCTTATTCNGAGCAACTAAGAGCAGTTACTAGGGAAGACTATATCGTTAGGGCTCTGTCTATGCCTTCTAAGTTCGGATCGGTTGCTAAGGTGCATGTACTACAAGATCAATTGACAAGTACTAAATCTACTACAGATAATATTATCGATAGCAATCCTCTTTCTTTATCAATGTACGTATTAGCTTATAACAATGATAGAAAGTTAGTTTCTGCAAGCGCTAATATGAAAGAGAACTTAAAGCAATACCTATCTCAATACCGCATGCTAACAGACGCAGTCAATATAAAAGATGCTTTTGTTGTTAATATCGGTGTAAAGTACGATATTGTGTTAAGACCTGGAGCAGTAGGTAGAGAAGTACTATTAAGATGTACGCAAGCTCTTCAAGAGCATTTTGATATTCGTAAATGGAGTATTAACCAACCTATTAACGTAGGAGCTATTTACAGCTTACTTGATAGGATTAAAGGAGTACAGACAGTACAGAACGTAGAAATTACAAACAAAGTAGGCGGAAGCTATTCACAGTACGCTTACGATGTGAAAGGAGCAACAAAGAACGACATCGTATACCCTTCTTACGATCCTTGTATCTTTGAAGTTAAGTTACCTGATAGTGATATAACCGGTAGAATAACAACATTGTAAGATGGCAGTATATAAAATTTTTCCTGAGAAAGACGCTACTCTATATTCAGAGTATGTAGATATGAATACCGGAAGGGATGAAATCTTAGAGATTGCATCTTACTATAAGGGTATACTTAAGTATGTAAATAGATCAGTTATAGCATTTGACTCAGTAGAAGTAGCAAACGTATTAGAAAGCTACGTATCATCTTCTAATAGAGCAGCTACTGATTTTAGCGCTTCTCTAAAGTTAATGTTAGCTAGCGCTAATGAACTCCCTACCAGGTACACGTTAGAAGCTTACCCGGTTTATGCAGGAGCATCTACCTGGGAAGTAGGTAACGGTAAGTACGGAGATGTGCCTAGAAACTCTTCAGGAGTAGCATGGAACAGGACTAATGCAGCAGGAGGAGCTTGGTCAGTGACTGCTAACGTTACTGCATCATACAGTGGATCAATCGGAGGAGGAGCTTGGTATACAGGTTCTGCAACTTACGATTTCTCAACAATGACTCAATCACACGCAGTTAATTCAACTCACGATACAGATATAAATGTAACCGAAGGAGTTAAAGCTCACTATGCTGGAGATATTGTCAACTCCGGGTTCATTGTGAAGTTAGAAGATGATTTAGAGTTTCAAACAGATCGTCAACTATACCTGAGATATTTCGGTACAGATACTCATACAATATACCCACCGTGTCTAGAAATTAAATGGGATGATTTTACCAACGATTCTACATTAACCGAGGTATCAGATCCTAACATCGTAGTTAAGATTAAAAATAATAGAGGGGAATATGCTGATGTAGGTAAGCAGAGATTTAACATGCACGTTAGACCTCAATACCCAGCTAGAACTTTTGCAACAAGTTCAATATATCTAACAAATCACTACCTTCCGACCGCCTCTTACTGGGGGATAAAAGATGAGAATACTGAAGAAATGGTTATCGATTTTGATACAACATTTACTAAGATTAGTAGAAACAGCACAGGTAACTACTTTGATATCTTCATGGAAGGATTAGAACCAGAAAGACATTATAGAGTATTAGTTAAGAGTGAGATTGATGGATCAACAAATGTGATTGATGAAGATCTAGTATTTAAGGTAGTACGTAATGGCTAATCAGAAAGTACAGATAAGAAAAACAGTATACGATAATGCAGGACTTTCTAAAATAGTAGATAGAGAGTTTAAAGCATTCGCTGAACCAGTACCCGAGCAAGACCCGGATACTGTTGAAGAGCTATTTAGATTATATGATAAGCTTTATTTAGAGATTCCTATTGAAGGAGAATCTAACTCTCATGAATACCTAATTACGAAGAGTTCTGATCTTATCAATGTAGATTTAGATAATGAAGCAATACAACCTCTATTAGAGGAGATATCTGAACTAAGAACACAGTTACTAGAATCAAATAGAGAGATCGCAAACCTCAATATACAGTTAGCAAATGGCGGAAACTAGATATACAGTCTTACAATCTACCTTAGACGGAGTAGGTTACGAGAATTACTCAACAGAGGATCGATCAGTAGTCGATTCTTTTGTTATTAATTCCGCTTACGATCAAGCTAAACACAATATTGAGCTTCATATATACGGATTAGACGGCACTCTGCTAGACTCTAATCTAAGTTACAGAGGTGCACAGCAGCTTCAAGGAGCTGAAAACGGATCTAATTTAGCTATCGATCCTGAAAGAGATGCTTTATCTGCAGGCTATGATCAAGGAGGTGTAAAATTACTTTATAACTTTGTAAATAGTTTATCACCTGAAGAATTCTTTATTCAAGAGATTTCAGCTGATAGAACTGAGTTGAAAGTATTACCAATTAATCCAACCTTTGACGCTACAGATGTAGTAAATCAAATTAAAGATCTAATAGATACCGGAGCATACTACTCTGAGTACAGGCTTAATTTCGGCGGTAACGATCTACTGATTGGGATTAATATCGATATTAACAACACCGTCTTAGTAAAGTTATACGAACCGCTACCATCCCAGTACTCTATTAAATCTAGATTTACTTTCAATGAAATCGTATCTGATAGCGTAGTATTTGAAATTGAAGCAGAGTTTATCCCTGATGCACCAGTCTACCCTACATTAAGAGGAGCTAACTTCAACCTAGATACTGGGGAAGAGAGAGTACAGCCTACTGAATATTTTGATTACGATAGACTATACTCCTACGATGTTACAAGTTCGCTACACGGAGTAATTACTCAACTATCATCTAGCGGTGTTGAATTAAGTATTGATTATACTGACTACGAAAACTTTATTCATTTCTCATCTGCTGAAGAGAGGTTAAGAAACTTCAATTACAAGATGGGATTGTTGGAAGAGTATAATTTCAGCGCTTCAATCTCAACAACGTATAAGCCGCAGTACGATAATCTAACTAAGGGGATTATCTCTAAGTTTGACGATTACGAAAAATACTTATACTTTAAATCAGGAAGTAAAGCTTGGCCAAAAACGAACAGTACAGTCCCGTACGTAAACGACACTGTATCTAATTCTACAAGCTGGTTTAATGGACAGGTAGCATCTGCATCTCTGTATGATGAGCTAAATGAGAGTAGATTGACATATACAATACCTGAATTTATCAGAGAAGATTCTGCTAATCAACCGTACAATCTATTCTTAGATATGATTGGTCAGCATTTCGATAACCTTTGGATATATACCAAAGCAATGACTGATAAATACGATGCTGATAACCGCCTCAATGTAGGTATCTCAAGGGATCTGATTAGAGATACACTCAAGTCATTCGGTGTAAAATTATACTCATCAAACTTCTCAGTATCAAATCTAGCAGCAAGTTTTATTGGAGAATTCTACCAAAGCGGTTCAGAAGTAATTAATACTTTCGTTACTGCTTCAAACGATCCTACTCCCGATAAAGATATTCTATCTGAGACATATAAAAGAATCTACCATAACCTCCCATACTTAATCAAGACCAAAGGTACTGAGAGAGGACTAAGAGCTCTTATAAACTGTTTTGGTATACCTTCTGGATCATTAGAGATTACAGAAGTTGGAGGTTATAAGAAAGACGACTATTTCTTCAACAGAGCAGAAACTGTTGATAAAATTAGATTAGACAACACGGGCAGTTTAGTGAGCGGTAACACACTAAGTCAGTACGTATCTATCCAAAATAATGATGAAAAGTATACTCAAGACTCTCATCAAATAGATGTATCTTTTTCTCCAATCAATGAATTGAACTCTGAGATTGAGAGTTTAGTTCAATCAAACGAACCAGGAGGATTTAACTTAGATGAGTATATAGGAGACCCTAACCTACTCTCATCAGGAAGCTATGTAGCTTTAAATGCTTTTGCAGCTAGAAACATGGCTTCTATTGAAAGGTATGATGTTTACGATTACATTAGGTTGATTAAGTTTTTCGATAATCAACTTTTCAAGATGGTTAAAGACTTTATACCTGCTAGAGCAGTAACTACAACAGGTATTGTAGTGAAACCTCACATCTTAAATAGAAGTAAGATCAAGGTACCTACTCCAACCTGGACTAGACCAGAATACAGCGGTTCAATAAGTATTGCATCTACAACAGGATCTGAAGGAGGAGTTATTCCATCAACAGTTTCTACAGCTTATACTGCTAGTTTTAGCACATTATCAGGATCTGTCAATAAGATTATTAATAGTAATCTGCCACAATTTAATGGAGAGTTAGGAGGTACACAGTTAACAGTTACTACTCAGAGTTTGAATCCTGGAAATGTTTACTTATCTTACAATCAACCGGAACTAAACTACAGTGCTTCTATTTATATAGACTTCGATGCATTTAAAGTAGGAACCTTAGCTCAAGGAGAGATTAAGATATATTACTTTGATGATCCGTTTGATAACGCAGAATCAGGGGTACCTGTAGGACCGCCTCCACCACCATAAAGAATTAAGATATGCCTAAAGTAGGATCAGGAAATGGCGTAGCCAATATAAGAGTTCATAGACAATCTTTAGAAGGAGTTAATTCTTTAGATAAGATTCCTAATATTAAATCTCTTTATATACAACATACAAACGGCTTTTACAAGTATCAGGTAAAAAAGATCCTAGTCGATCCTATTGATTCTGATGCTTTCTATATGAGTATAGTACAGGAGCATAATACTCCTCCAACTGGGAGCGCAAGCTCTGCTGTTGTATTTACTCCATATATCGCTGGTAAATTTAAAAATAGCGACTACGATGCATTACTAAGCAACGCAGTAGATGGACAATCTTCTAATAGATTCCAGATAATCGATAACAACGGATCACAGTTACAGCCAACAAACCTAACCGCTATCATTAACAGATCAGCAGGTTTTGCTCAAGTACAAGACAGTAACTATGAAATAGAAAGTTAT